TGCTGAGGCACAGACCCCAACCAACGAGGCGTACGAGTACACGGACTACATGAAGCTCAACCTCGCGTGCCGCATGATTCGCAACGCAGAGGATGGGGAGAAGCACAGCGTATTGGTCAAGGCTTCACGCCTGTGTGGTGGGTACATCGCCTCGGGACGCATGGAGCAGGAGGAGGTTATCCGTGTACTACACAGAGAGATCTGCAAGCGTGACGTAGACTCCGAGTCTCACGCCCTGAACACAATCATCGACGGTGTGGAGATGGGTAAGCAGATGCCCATCCGAGACATCATCGAAGAGGAGAAGTCAGCCAAACGTGAGATGCTCATCAACGATGGGGACATGTCGTTCATCTCGAGTGACGACGAGGACTTCCGTTGGATCGATGACTACTCGCAGGGCATCATCTCTCTCGGACTCGACACCGGAGACCCCAAGCTCGATACGTTCTTCCGGTACAAGAAGGAGTTCGTCATCGTCAATGGACACAGCAACGTGGGTAAGACAACCACCATGCTGTACCTGATTGCTAACTCTGCCGTGCGCCACGGTTGGAAGTGGATCATCTACTCCAGCGAGAACAGGACCGCATCCGTGAAGATGTCTTTGATGCAGTTCGCCATGGACAGGAAGGTTGCAGACATGACCTACACTGAGCGTATGGATGCGTACAAGTGGGTGCAAGAGCACTTCACCGTCATCAACAACAGCCAAGTGTACAGCTACTCTGATATCATCGTGTTCATGGAGAAGATTATGAGACAGCAACCAGTCGACGCTGTGTTCATTGACCCGTACAACTCTCTCAAGCTAGACATGCGCAACTCCAGCATCGGTGTGCACGACTACCACTACGAGGCAGCCAGTGAGTTCCTCACGTTCAGCAAGGCCAACGACGTAGCAGTGTGGTTGAACATGCACGCTGTCACAGAGGCGCAACGACGCAAGGGGTCAGACGGTTTGCCTATCGCTCCGTATGCTGAGGACACAGAGGGTGGCGGAAAGTTCGTAAACAGAGCCGATTGCTTCATGACGATTCATCGAAAGGTTCAAGCGATGGACCCTGAGATCCGCAAGATGAGTGAGTTACATGTCCGCAAGGTGCGTGAGGTAGAGACAGGGGGTGAACCCACCCCATTGGAGCAACCTTACAGGCTGGTTATGAACATTTCTCACACAGGATTCACAAACACTCTGGGACAACGTGCTCTCTTCCAGCCGATTAAGATTGAGAAGCAGTCAACGTTACCCCTGAATCACAGCTTCCTGTCTTGACATTGAGAATTTTGGCGTGTAACTTCGCTAAAACTTAGACAGTGAAGAAGCGTACAAAGACTCCAAAGAGACGAACATCCAAAAAAAAACAACTGGGAAGGTACAAAAGCTCCATTGAGAAGTACTGTGCTGATCAGTTACGTGAATACGGGCTAGCTTTCGACTATGAAGAACACACGTTCGAGTTGATGGACCGCTTCCGATTCCCGAATAAGTACTTCAAGATGACAGCAAAGGGTAAGGCTATGGCGGACAGAAGCGGTTCCGTCGTCCTCCCTATCACATACACGCCGGACTTTACGGGCAAGGATCATAAGTGGGTGATTGAAACGAAGGGATACCTACCGTCTCACCATGACTTTCCTATGAGATGGAAACTTTTTCTTAGGTATTTAGTTGCAAACGAGATGGATCACGCTGTATTTTTGGCAAAGAACAGCGCACAAGTTGATCATGCGATACAAGAAATACTTAAGTCTATAAAAGATGGAACGATCTAAACTGAGCCAGTACTACTATCTGGCTTGCGACAGAGTTCACGAAGCTGTCGATTCATTGTACGAGTCGTTGCACGACGTAGACGGAATCCCACTCTGCGACCCTGACTCTGTAATCGATAACGTTATTCATACAAGACGAATCATCAGTGAAGAGTTGGACTTGGTTAAGTCTATCGTCAAGGAATACGAAGAGGCCAATGACTGAGTTCACCATCACTAAAGATATGGAGGACAAGGCAAGGGTTAAGTCGGGCAAACACGGGGACATCAAGAACAGCATCAGGAGGGGGCAGGGGAACCTAGCAGGCTACCTCGGAGAGGAGATCGTACTGGCCAACGTAAACGACTGCCTCGAACACAACACATACAATCACGACATGGTGAGGTTTCCGGATACGGACTTCCAGTACACCATCGATGTCAAGACAAAGGAGAGGACAGTAGAACCCAAAGGATTCTACACCACACACGTAGCATCTACGAGCCTTCACCAAAGTGTAGACATCTACATCTTCTGTCAGGTTATTGTCAAGCGTACCCCCAAGAGGGGATGGATTCTCGGGTGGATGCAGAAGGATGAGTACCTCGACAAGGCCAAGTTTATGGCAGCAGGGGAGCCCGACGAGTTCGGTTGGGAGAACAGGGTTGACGGCTACGTCATGAAGATTTCAGAGCTGAACCCCATCAGCGAGCTGTAAGACGAATAAAAAAAATGTGGTACCTTTGTGTCATAACATCATCTGTCTATGCGCAAACTTATCTCCACCACTTTGCTGGCCCTCGCGGCCAGCTTTTTGTCTGCACAAGAATGTGCAGTTCTTAACCAAGATGTCAAGATCATGGGGCTTGAACGCCGCATGTCCTTTGATCTAGACGACATCGATCCAGTTACTGTGCCCGTGGTTTTCCACGTGGTATATAACCCCGCTGTCCCAGAGTCAAACATCTCTGACGAGCAGGTAATATCTCAGATCGCAGCTCTTGATTCGGGCTTTCGATACACTGGGTTGGACACCAAGATTCAGTTCTGTCTGGCGTCAAGAGATCCACAGGGGAACCCAACGAGCGGGATCACAAGGCACAATGGTGTTGATCTATTCGGTCAAGTGTACGGGGAGAATGGTGTTGCTGTGTCGGGTCTTGATGATGGTGTTAATGACCTCACCATGAAGCAAACCGTAGGGTGCTGGGATACGGACAGGTACCTCAACTTCTACATTGTCTCTGAGATAAACGGCAACAACGCAGGCGGTGGTATTCAGGGGTATGCCTATCTCCCCCCTACCCCCACTCAGAATTGCCTCGACGGGATAGTGGTTCTCTACAACGTGACAGGAACTACGGGGACTCGTAAGCCTAGCAGGCAGAAGGGGTACACAGGTGTCCACGAGGCTGGTCACTACTTGGGTTTGCTACACACATTTGACAATACCTTCTCGTGCGCTGATGAAAACAACTGCGAGACTCAGGGGGATCGTGTGTGCGACACCCCACCGACTGTCGTTGGTAGCACGTGCCTGTCCACTGCGTGTGATGGAGCCTTGGTAGACAACTTCATGGAGTACACGTCAGAGACATGCAAGAGTACGTTTACGTTGGGTCAGGCAGAGCGCATGCACAATGCCATCCTCACGTACAGACCTGAGCTTGTAGACAACTTCTCTTGCCTCCCTGCAGTAGACTATGACGTGGCGATTGATCAGGTTTTCTACGATGAGAACTGGTGCACCGACGAGCAAGACATCTGGGTAACTGTCTCCAACACAGGGTCGGAACCTATCTCGTACGTCGACGTGCAGATCTTTTGCAATGGACAGGAGTACGTGGAGACAGCGTACGATCTTGATCAAGGCGCTTCCGTTGCCGTCCTTGTACCACAGGTTTATGTAGACGGAGCTAACTCATTTGAAATCAATCTGTTAACACCTGAGGATGAGTATGCGGACAACAACTCTGGTGTCTATCCTATCAGTGACACAGGTGGTGAGCTGTTGGAGGTGTACATACATCCCGGATTCTTTGCATCAGAAAGCTCGTGGGATATACAGGACGATAACGGGGAAGTACTATTCAGCGGCGGGGGATACACTGCAGGTTGCGATCAAGAGTACACGGAGATCAACTGCATTGATGCTGGTTGCTACACGTTTAACTTCTATGACGAAAGTGGTGACGGTGTTGTATACTGCGGTGGTGACCAAACAGTACTGGTGAACGGTGACACCCTGATCAACATCCCTACGGAGACAGAAGCATTCGTTGTGTCTCAGGAGTTCTGCGCCTCCTCAGCGGAGCCTGCGTGTGAGCACGACTACGACGCAAACGGCGCCATAGGTAACGGAGATATCCTTGTCATGATCACTGAGTTCGGATGCTCACAGGACTGCCAGTACGACGCAAACGGAGACGGTACTGTCAATGTCCTCGATGTTCTTTATATTCTAACACTGATAGGGGACTGTCCGGTAGAGGCTGATGTGAACTTGTTGCTCAAGGATCTCACAGGCCAGAGCACCACAGTAAACTCGTCAGCTGCATCTCAGAACAACTCCGCAGGCTTAACCATTTACGACATCTCAGGTAGGATTGTATCTAGACCCATCTTCAACTTGGCATCGGGTATCTACATCATCAAGACTTCCGACGGTGTAAAAAAGATATTTGTACAATGAAGAAACTGATTCCATTCCTGATCCCACTAATGACTTGGGGTCAATGCGATATGGAGATCATAGGGTTCGATCTCACATCTACAGACATAACGATATGCGTGAACGGGGGGGCCTGCGGATCAGATGCAGACAGCATAGGTGAGTTTATACTATCGATAAACTTCAACCCCCCACTG